CTGCCGCTCCACTGCGGCCAGGTCTTCCTCAATCTTGCTGGCGGCATCGCCCACCTTCAGCAGGGCATCTACACGCTTTTGGTCGGCTTCCGCCTGAGCGCTGGCAGCGTCGGAAGCCGCTTGCCGTGCGGCCAGCTCTTGATCCAGCAGCGAGTTGACCGTGGCCTGCGTTTCCTCAATCCGCTTGATCTCTTCGGCCGTCATGTTCATGGGATCGACGACGGCAGACACTGCCGCCTCGTACTCCCGCATGGCGTCCGTCACGGCGCTCTGTTCGTCCACGATGCCGTTGAAGAAGTTGTCGAACCGCTCGCGCGTCTCTTCGATGTTCGTCTCAATCTGAAACTGCGGCGACCGCTCCTGCTCAAGCCGATCCCGCAAGCCCTGGACGAACGCAGTAGCAGCACCGGCTGCAGCCTGGTCGGCCACCTCGGGTGCACCGCCAAACGCCGCCTGCGTGGCGTCAATGGCGTTCTGCTTGGCGGCCTCCATCTCGGCCTTGTTCTTCTCAAGAGCCGCCTGGCCAGACGCGGCAAGGTCACGCCCGGCCTGGGCGAGATCGTCGCTTACCCACTCGCCCAGCCCTTCAAGAATCTTGCCGAGCCCGATCAGCAGGTTGTTGCCCACAACCTCGAAGATGTTGAACACATACCGGAACGTCTCTGACAATGCCGTGAGCGAGTTGCCGACAATTGAAAACACGTCGCCGGTCGCAGACAGCGTGGCCACGAAGCCGTCGAAGTTGCCCACGAACGCATCGAATACGCCGGCCAGCGTTTCCGCACCACGCAGCAGCACGTCGGTGATGGCGTTGGCGATGCCGGTTCCGCCCGTGCCTTCCGATCCTTCCCACGTCTCAATGAACTTCAGGAACTCGTCGGTGACGGCAGTCACAGCCGGAGCCAAGTTGCCGACGACCTGGCCGATGATGCCCTCAATTGTGGCCCGCACCAGATCAAAACCGTCATTCATATCGGCGACGTTGTTGATCTGCGTTTCGTTGACGATGATGCCGAGCCTGTCCGCACGCTCACGCAGTTCGTCAATGCTGGCCGCACCTTCGCGGAACAGCGGAGCAAGTGCGGCCCCTTGCTTGCCGAAAATCTGCACCGCTGCGGCTGCCCGATCTGCTGCGGTTGGCAACTGCGAAATGGCTTCGCCAATCGCTGCAAACTGCTGTTCCGGTGCGAGCGACCGCAATTCCGCAACGGAAAGCCCGATGCCACGCAGCGACTTGTCGAACGCATCGCCGGGATTGGCCTTGCCAATGTTTACGCCCAGCTTCTGAACTGCCACGCCAAAGGCTTCGGCATCAACGCCGGCCATCTTGGCGGCCAGAGAGTAGCCTTGCAGGGCCTCAACGCCGATCCCAGTGCGGGCACTCAGGTCGTTCAGCGAGTCCAGCGAACTGGACACATTCCCGGCCAGCGTCAGCACGCTCTGGGCCGCGCTCGTCAACGCCGAACCAATCGCCTGGAAGCCATCGAGCAACACCCGCCCAACCTCGATGGCGCTGAGCGTCCGCACGCCACCGGTCAGCTTTTCAAGGCTTTGAGCCGTCTTGTCAGACTCGCCAGCGAACCGCTTCATCGACTGCTGGTTCTGCTCAACGATCTTCTGCAGCAGCTGCAGGGCCTTATCGGCGTCGGACAAGCCCTTGGTCATGCCGGCGGCGTTCGCCGTCATCTGCATGCCCACGCCGATTACCGTTGCCATACGTCACCCGTTAAAAATCTGCTGCAGTTGCTTGATCTGTGCGAGCATCTGCTGCTGATGCTGCGGTGGTTTTTCAATCGGTATGAAATCGTCTGCCTTCGGTGCCTTGCCTCGGTCGCAGTGCGGGGCGAGCATGGCACTTGCCAGCAGGCCCGTTTCCCGCCATGAGTCGGGAATGGCCTCGAAGTAGCGCGTGTACGCCAGCCATTCCGCAAACTCACGGGCCGACATCTTTTCGATCTCGGCCACCGTCTTTTTCAAATGCCCCGCCAGACGAAACATGAAACGCCTCGTCGGGCGGAGGTTCAGTTTTTTGCGAGTTCCTCCACGTCTTTCTCGGTGATGGCATTGTGGGCCGCAGCCTTGTCGAACAGCTTGGACACGACCTTGGCCGACTTGCCAGCCAGCTTGGCAATCTGCTCGTCACTGAACAGCCGGTTGCCTTGCTCGTCGCACAGGCAGCGAGCCAGGAACTTGGACCGGAAGTTATCCACGCCGGTCTGCTTGTTCGCGGCCCACTCCTGCTGGTAGCCGTCGAGCTCACCAACGGTCATCACACGGATGAATACGTCGCCGCCCCACTCCTTCACGGTGACCTTCACCAGGCCGAGGTCATCGGCTGCCAAGATCTGTTCTGCTGTCAGAGCCATGCGTTTATTCCTTGACGATGCGAAAGACGCTGCGGTAACGCCACACGTCATTCACTTTGCCAGCGATGTCAAACGTCTGGACGATGGCTTTTGTGGAAAAGCTCTGGCCGCCTCCGCTGAACTGAAGCGTGCTTTTCTTCCCATAGGAATCAAAGCCACCGCCGGCTGTGCTCAGCGACGCAATCTCTACGCTGCCAGCATCAACCGCAAAGACGGCTGCACGCCCAATGGGAAGCTGCCCGCCGTGAGTCACCTTAATATCAGTGACTTCACCGAGAGAGGTTCCATTCCACGTAACAGTGACGCCCGCGCAATAGTTAGCCATGACGGGCCTCCGTCTGGCTTAGTAGCGAGCCACCCTGAAGGTGACCTGGCCACGGACAGCGTCGTTCGTCGCAAACGTCAGGGTCGAGGATGCGACGGTTGCCGCCGCACTGATCGCTGCCGCCCCGTTGACCGTCAGCGTCAGCGTGCCCGTGCTGGCGTCCTTGATGATGTTCGTGCCGAGGTAGTCCACCACGACTTCGCGGCCCGTTTCGGTCGCCGAGCCCTGCAGCGGACGGTCAATCGTCTTAATGCTGTTGCCCGCAGTCAGCCCGAGGTGCGAAACGTCGATTGTGTCATCGGCGGCCGGGTCCGTGTTCGTCACAACGATGTTCGTGACGGTGAAGGAAGTGCCACCAAAGGAAAACAGCGTTCCGGCACCATCATGCGGCGTAGCGGACATGCTCTAAGACTCCTGCCAGAGGACGTTGAAGGTCTGCGTTACTTGGTACACGGGAGGAAGGTCGCCGCCCGCCAGTTGCACGAAATCGTCAGACTCCTGCTCCAGCGACACGTGCTTCACTTCCACATTGTTCACGGTGCCCCCGTACCCATCCAGAACGACACGCACCCGGTCGGCGAGTTGACGCACGTCCTCATAGGTGGCGGCAAACGACTGCATTTCGACGCTTACATTTGGCACGCCCATCGGCCCGGCCAGGGTGTGCTCCCGGCTGATGCCGGATCGCCGCCAGGTGATGAACGGAAGGGCCGCCGTCTTCGGGGCGAGTAGCGGGTAGATCCGCGTGCCCACCATCGTGGTAACGCTGGTGCTTCCCACCAGGGCGGTACGCAGCACGGCTTCGGGGGATTTCATAAGCTAGCCGCCAAAAAGACGCTCCATGATTTTCCGCTCTCTGTACTGGTTGTAGGTTGTCTGGAGCCCGCGACGGGTTCTGCCCTCAAGCTCTGCCCACGCCTTTTCGATCCTGGCAGCCAACTGCAGCCGGAGCTCGGCTTGCATAGCAGGCTTTGCTTGATTGAACGATGTCTTTACCGGCGGCACGCCAGTGCGGCCACCCACCGGCATCTTGCCAAGCTGCACTTTCTGGTCTTGCTTGGCCGACTTGAAGAACGACTTCGGGTATGCCGGGCTGACTGTCCGCAGCTTGCCCTTGTTCTTTCCTCTTGCAGAAATCTGGACCTTAAATCCGCCTCGGCCCTTCCCTGCGGTGTCCAGCTTCCACTGAAAGCTAGACGCAAACCGGCCCTTTTTGGTTTCTCGCTGCTTTGTGCCGAACTCCAACCACCCTTGGTGGTAGCCCTTGTTCTCGCCACCCCACGAATAGCCGACCATGCCAACGGCCCGGCCGTCCTTCGGGTAGGTCTTTACCTTCGTTTTGATGCTTCGACGCAGATTGCCGCTAGGCCCCCTGGGCGTGTTCTTACGAAGGGCAGTCAGGCCGGGCTGGACAGCCTTTCGCAACGCAGCGCCCAAGTGCTTGGCTGCCAAGTTCCTTGGCAGTTTCAGCAACTCGGCCCGCAGCTCGTCGATGTCTGGAAAGTACATATCGACTCGCAGCGTAGAGTCTTGCTTTTTCGCCATCAGCGAGCCTCCTCGCAGATAGCCTCATGCTCGCTGCGGTTGCCGTGCTCGAGCAGGCTGACGATCTCCAGCGTTCGGCCACGCCACGAAAACCGCATGTCCTGCGTCAGCCCCGGCAGATACCGCAGCCGCAGCCGATGCGTGATCGTCGTGTCCTGCTGCCCGAGCACCAGGGCCTCTCGGGCCGAGACGCCTTCGACGCTGGCCCAGACGGCCGTGGAGTCGGCCCACGCCAGCACAGTCTCGCCGAGCGTGTTCGTGGAACCGCTGGCGATCTGCACCGTCACCCGCTCACGCAGCTTGCCGGCGTCGATCATCGGTACGAGCCCCAGCGGTAGGCGTCGAGCAGGGCCTTGGCGGCGGCCGGCGGCTCGCCATTGCCACGCTTCTCGTAGAGCTCGTGCACGTACATCAGCATGGCATTCTTCACGCCCTGCGGCACGTCGCTGCCACTGGCCCCGTAGCCAGCCCACCACGTCACGCTGATGGCGTTGTCATCCTGCAAGTGCGGCGGCCAGGTCTGGCCGTACAGAGTCTTCACGGCCCCTGGCGTGCTCGCCCGGTCAACCCGGAAGGATGCCGTGCTGTACGTGGATGTGTCGCCGTTCTCAAAGGTGAACGTCAGGGCCACCGCCGTGGCCGTCCCGCTGGCCACCATCGGCGGGCGGGGAAGCTCGATGTCGAGCGTGCCATCGGGCGGGAACTTATCGAACCGCATCACCCACTGGGTATGCACCAGCGTGCGGTCGAGGTACTGCTCCACCCACTCACGGGCTGCACGAATCAGGCCCGTGATGTACGTGTCATCGTCGGCCGTATCGACACGCAGGTGGGCCTTCGCCTCGGCGAGCGTGACGGGCTCAACGGCTGGTTGAGTCTGACGAACGAGGCTTCGATACTGCACGCTTCAACCTCCTCGGGGTGGCGTCGGCCGTCTCGGCCACGGGCTCGACGGCCGCCGTCTCAATCAGATCCTGCTGCCTGTCCTCAATGGCCACGCCCTGGGCGAGCAACTGCGTCGCCAGCCCGCCTGCGAACTCCACAACCTGCCCGCTGCGGTAGCCACGCCACGCACGGGTGAACCTTAGTTTCCTCATTGGGGCACGCTCCATGCAGTTTCCGGGCGTTTCATCGTGTTGGCGAACTCGGTGCTGTACTGAAACACGGGCTTGTCAAGCTGGCGGCCGGGCCATGTGACCATGTACTCGCCGTGGCCTAGCACTACCCGTGGCGAGATGTAAACCCGATTCCCGGCCCGCCGGAACTGCCGCCAAAAGAAAATGTCATCGTCTGTCCTTCCGTCACCCCACTCGCCTTGCTGGTTTGGAAAGCCTTGAAACCACGGCTTCGGCGTTCGCTTAAGGGCAGCCGTCGAAATGACCGTGCACCCGAAGTGGGCTGTGTCCACCAGCTGCACCGGCTCGGCAAACCACGACAATGGAAGGCTGGTCTTGCCTTCCTCTGGCGGGTTATCAAGCGTGCCAGGAAGCGTCAGCATCGGCCGACCGTCCTCACGCTTGGTCTGCAGGCCGGTCACGGCGTCGCACTGAAACGTCATCGCCAGAGCAAACAGCTGCTCCACGTCCTGGCGGGTAAAAAACGTGTCATAGTCGATGGTCAGCAGGTACTCGGCTGAGTCCACGAACTGCTCGCAGACACGCTGCAGGCACTGCCCCCAGAATGCCCCTGTCACCTTGGTGGGCCGGATGCCCAGCGGCATCAACGCCTGAGCCCACGAATAGAAGTTGTCCATGAATCCGAGCCGGGGCACGCTCATCACGGCCTCAACCCGGATTTCACACTCAGTGCCACCTACCTTGACGATCATGCGTGCCTCAAAAACGAGAGCGGGCCGCCCCGTGTGGAGCGGCCCGCCCAGTTTGCACATCACGTCAAGCCGTCAGGCTCACGCACCGACCAGGCCGATGATCGGGCCGGCGACGGTCGAGGAGCCAAGGTTGGCGTGGGTGATCGCCACGCGGGCCACGGCACGGATCACGGTCTGATCCGACAGGAAGTTCACCTGATCGCTCGAAGCGATTTCGATGCCCTGGCGGACGCCGTAGTAAGACGAGTTCGCCATGTTCCCGTAGAGGGCCATGATCGCACCCGTCGAGTCCGCACCGCTCGGGAGCCGGTCGGTGAGCACCACCGGCGAGCCGAGGAAGGTGAGGCCCATGCCCTGCGAGAGGCCGACCGAACCGCCCTGGGCGAGGTCGAGGGCCTGCATGCAGGACGCGAAGAAGAACGGCGAGCAGAACCACTTGGCACCCTGCCGGCTGTGCTGCGGAACCGCAGCCATCATCGCCAGCAGGTTAGCCTTGGTCACCTCGTCGGGCGTGTCACCGGCAGCCGTCACAAGCGAGGCGGCGTAGGTGGCAGCAGACGAGGCGAGCAGGCCGCCCGTGTGGGTCGTGACGAGACCGGCCACGCCAGGGGCGTTGCTCGGGTTGCCGCTCCACGCAGCCGCTTCAACGGCGTTGGAGAGCGACAGGGCCAGTTCCGCCGCGATCCAGTCGGCGATGCTCACGACCGAGTCCTGCAGGAGCTCGGAAGCAATCGTGACCGCACCCGTGACCTTCTTCGCAGTCAGGGTGACCTGATTGCTCGTCGGGTCGCTCGGGGTGATCGCGGTGTTCTCGTCCACCCAGTACGCCGTCGCACCGGCAGTCCGGCGTGGGAACAGCACCACGTCGCTCGGCATCACCACGTTGGTGGCGTTCTGAGCGAAGGCGGAATACTGATCCACCAGGCGGATGACGGTCGAGGAGAGCACGTCGGGCACGAAGGCCGCACCCGTGGTGCTGCCGGTCGAACCCTGAGCACGGGCCTCGACGCCGTGATCCTGGCACCACCGGCGGGCTTCCGCATCGCCAGCCTTGGCCTTGAACCACATGCCGACCGAGTAGGCGTCCTTCGCGTTCTCGAACGCACGGAGCCGACCCGAGAACGGCACCGCCTCAATGCGAACCTTCTCGGAACGCTCCTCGGTCACCTCGGGGGCAGGAGCACACCGCTCGACCACGGTGCGAAGGTTCTTGGCCGACTCGGCAACGCTCTTCTCGAAGTCAATCTTGCGAGCGAGATCACCGGCACGCTTGTTGAGCGTCTCCAGTTCAAGGTCTCGTTCCGCGATCTTGTCGGCGTCTTCGGACTCGACAGCCCGCACGGCGTCGATACGGTTGGCGAGGGCAACGGCCTCGTCCTGCAGCTTCTTGAGGTTGTCCACTGTGTGAATCTCCGCCGGCGGTATTG